CTACGGCCTCTGGCAGCTGCTGCACAAGTGCACCGCCTAGCCCACGGGCACGGCCGCGCACACCCGGCGCTCCGGCGCCGGGTCCTAGGGGTGCGAGTGGTCTGACCGGGTCTGTGGGGACGCCCCGCCCGGCTCCTGGGTTCAATTCCCAGGGCATCCATGAACCCGACCAGGAGATTCCATGAAGCTGATCGTCAGCGCGCGTTCGTCCACCCCGTTCCGCCGGGCCGGCCTGCTGTTGGCGCCGACCCCGACCGAGATCGAGGTGGACGACAAGACCGCCGCAATCCTGAAGGCCGAGCCGATGCTCGTGGTGCTCGAGGTCCCCGCCGGCTTCCGGGCCCCGACCACCGAGGACCACTCGAAGCGCAAGTAAATGACGGCCTACGCGACCAGCGGCGAGTTCGACCTCCACGGCATCAGGCCCGAGGCGCGCCCTACCGCCGTGCTGGCCGGAGACATCACCTCGGCCATCGACGCGGCATCGAAGAAGGCCGACAGCTACCTGCGGAACCGGTTCTCGGTCCCGTTGGCCAGCTGGGGGCTCGACCTGACGCAGGCCATCTGCGCCATGGCTGCCTACGAACTGGTGGCGTCGCTGCTGCTGTTCCAGCCCGAGGCAGGCGCGAACCAGATCCTGGTCGCCAGGAACGAGGCCGCGATCAAGTGGCTGCGGGAAATCGCCGACGGCCACGCCACTCCGGAGGGCGTGACCAGCTCCGCGCCCGCGGGGGTGACTGACGTCACCGTGTCTTCCGACGAGCCGCGGGGCTGGTAGTGGCTGACCAGGTCGAGGACACCGACCTCGGCTGGAACGAGATCATCGGCAAGATCGAGCGGGCCAACGGCAAGTCCACGAAGGTCGGCGTCGTCGGCGCAGCAGCTCGGCGCCGGATGGCCTCCGGGCTCACGGTCGCCCAGGTCGCCGCGGTCCACGAGTTCGGGTCCCCGGAAGCCAACGTCCCCGAGCGCTCGTTCATCCGGGCGGCTGTGGACGACAATCGGGACGCCATCGTCGACGAGGTCGACCGCGTCTGCGGGGCCATCCTGGAGCCCGGGCCCGACGAGCTTCGCGCCGGGCTGGAGACCATCGGCGCCCAGGTTGCCGGGTTCATCCAGGACAAGATTCGAAGCGGTCTGGAACCAGCGCTTGAGGCCAGCACGGTCGAGGCGAACGGTGGAGAGACCCGCCCACTCGCGGCCTGGCTCTCTGAGTCGCAGGCGCTGGAGCACGAAGAGGCCGACGGCGAAGAGCCCGGCGATTCCTAGGGAGCAGACCATGCGCAAGACCTTCAGCGGTGTCCGCGGTGCCTTCTGGGGCGCCCTGGCCGCCGCCCTCGTCATCTCGGCGGCCCCCGCCATCGCAGGCAAGATCATCGCCGGCGGCAACGAGTCCATCGTCCCGGTCGCCGCTGACGGCGGCACCGCTTCCTTCGTCATCGCGCCCGGCGGCCTCGGCGGCGCCGCGACCCCGATGCGCGTCGACCCCGTCGGGACCACCACGCAGCCCGGCAGCGAGGTCCCGCAGTGCTTCAGCGACGTGTGCACCGAGATCGCCGTCCCCGCGGCCGGCAAGCCTGACGGCGGCGACTTCGTCGCCAACCTCACCCCCTCTGCCTGGTACGAGATCACCGTCATCGCCGACGGGTCTGGCGGCCTCGCGGGGTGCTGGGACAACGGCAGCCGCATCGTGACGCCCACCGATGCCGGGAACCCCTGCTTCGGGCTCCCCAAGCTGAAGGACGGCCAGGTGAAGCCGGTCGGCTGGCCGGCGACCCCGGGCAACGACGCCGGCGTCGCACGGGTCTGGTTCTACGCCTCGGTCACCGGCGGCTACACCATCACCCTCTGCCCGCAGGTCGCCTGCAGGTAGATGGCGGCGTTCTGGGCGCCCATCGAGGCGGCGATCTCCGCGTGGCTAGCGGGCGGCGCCGGCCTCGAGGTCAGCCACGTCCTGTGGGCCAACCAGCGGGTGGCGATCCCTGTTCGCCCGTACGCCACGCTGAAGCGCGGCAGCCTGCGCCGCCAAGGCGGGCCTGGCGGCGAGCTCGGCCACACGACCGACGCCGACGCCACCGCGACGGTTGCGGTCTGGCGGCCCTCCACGGCCTACCTGGTGGGCGCCAGCGTCATCAACGGCGCGAACGTCTACCTCTGCATCACCGCTGGGACGAGCGGCGCCTCCAGCCCCACGTACGCGGGCCCCACGGGAACCGGCGACCACGTCGCTGACGGTACCTGCTTCTGGGCCTGGTCGAGGCCCACGGCCGCCGGCACGCGCTTCACGGTGACGCACCGCCATGAGTTCACGGTCTCGGTGCAGGTCTTCGCCTCGGCCACCGTGGGCGACGCACAGGGCACCCTCACCAGCACCTGGGAGCGCACGGCCGCTGACTACATGGCCGACGCCTCGGTCTCCCTCGACAAGCCCAGCGTCCTCGACGCCTTCGCCTCCGCCGGCATCGCAGCCGTCGACGTTGGCCCCATCCGCGACCTCGGCGACGACAAGGCCGGGACCTGGATGTCCCGTGCCCAGATGGACGTGACGTTCGCCTGCGTCAAGTCGCTGACCGACTTCGCCACGACCATCGACCAGGTCACCGGTTCCATCGAGGTCGCCGACCCCGACGGAACCGTCGACCCCACCGCTTTCGACTTCCACCCCACCGCTTGAGGTAGCCGATGCCCAGCCTCTCCGACGTCGTCAATGTCACCGTCCTGACCGAGGCCAGCCAGATCAGCCGAGCCGGGTACGGCACCTGCCTGATTCTCGGCGGCGCCGCGGCGGCCCGCGTCGAGACGACCCTCGCCAAGACGTACACCAGCCCCAGCGAGCTGCTCACCGCCGGGTACCTGGCGACGGACCCCGAGTACCTGGCCGCCGTCGCGCTGATGGCGCAGAGCCCGTGCCCGGCCTCCTTCAAGGTGGCCAAGCGGTCGAACCTCCCGACGCAGAGCATCAAGGTCACCCCGACGGCGCAGCACTCGACCGCGTACGTGGTCAGCGTCGACGGCGTCAATGCGACCTACACCAGCGACTCCAGCGCGACCGTGGCCGAGATCACCGCGGGCCTCAAGACCGCCATCGACGCGCTGGCCCCGAGCCTGTCCTGGGTGAAGAACACCGCCAAGGTGGTCGGCGACAAGATCAAGCACTCGTCCCGCATCTACGAGTGCATCACCGCGGGGACGACCGAGAACGCCGACAACGTCGGCCCGGCCGTCGCGACCAACCCGCGCAGCCAGGACATCACCGACGGCACCGTCCACTGGAAGTTCATCGGCGTGGTCCCGACGACCACCGACGGGACGACCTACCTCACCGTCGCCGCGCCCATCGCGGGCGAGTTCATGCGCATCGTCCCCGCGGATCTGAACCTGCTCCGCGCGCAGCAGAGCCACGTCAACAACGCCATCGCCACCGACCTGGCCGCCATCGAGCTGTTCGACGCGGACTGGTACGCGCTGGTCGACTGCTTCCCGAGCCACGCGGCCACGCTCGCCGCGGCGGCCTGGATCGAGACCGCCAAGAAGATGCTGGGTGTGGCCGCGACCGACGCTGGCATCTGCTCGAGCGCCACCGACGACATCGCGACGGCCATCAAGGCGGCCGCGTACGCGCGCACCTTCGTCATCTTCCACCCGGACCATGGGTACTTCGCCGAGGCCGCGTGGCTCGGGGCCCGCCTGCCGCTGGACCCGGGCAGCGAGACCTGGGGCTACGTGACGCTGGCCGGCGTGCCGGTCGTGGTCCTCACCCCCTCCCAGCAGAACTACGCGACGGGGCTCAGCGCCTCGGCGTTCGCGACGGGGAAGGCCGCCAACATCTACGTCGCCATCGGCGGCCAGGCCGCCACCTGGCCGGGCATCGTCGGGGCGCGCGAGTTCATCGACAAGATTCGCGGCACCGACGCGATGAAGAACGACATGCAGGTCAACGTGTACGAGCGGCTGGTCTCGGCGTCGAACGGCGGGAAGAAGATCCCGTTCACCGACTCCGGCATCGCCATCGTCAAGGCCGCGATGGCCAAGACCCTGTCGAAGTACGTCGACCTGGGCTTCCTGACCGAGGGCACGACCTTCGTCACCGCGCCCTCGGCCTCCGCGGCCAGCTCGTCGGACAAGCAGGCCCGCCGGCTCACGGGCGTGAAGGCGGGCGGCGTCATCGCCGGCGCCATCCACGAGCTCGTGGCCACCGTCACCCTCACCTACTAGCCCGCCCAGGCCGCTCCGCCCCGCCGCAGAGGAGAACCCCCATGTCCACCACCCAGCCCAAGACCTACGATCCCAGCAAGGTGGTCGCCACCTTCAAGGGCAACATCCTCACCGGCTTCGGCAAGGACTCGAAGATCGAGGTCGAGCGCAACGAGGACGCGGTCAGCCTCGACGTCGGCTGCGACGGCGAGTTCTGCCGCAGCATCAACCGGAACAAGTCCGGCAAGCTGAAGCTCACCTTCATGCAGAGCAGCCCGTCGAACGACGTGCTCTCGGCGGCCCTGGCCATCGACGAGCTCACCGGCGCCGGCGCTGGGGAGTTCTCCCTCGAGGACCTCAACGGGACCTCGCTGGTCAACTGCATCGCATGGGTGACCAAGCAGGCGCCGATCAAGCGCGGCAAGACGGTCGTCGAGAACGAGTGGACCCTGGAGACCGGCAAGCTCGAGGGCTTCAACGGCGGCAACTCCGTCGTGGTCGCGTAGCTGCGCCGAGGACCGGCCGGGCTCACCTGGTTCGGCCGGCCCTCACTCCTGCCCCCATGAAGATCACGACCATCTACCCACCCTCGAGGGCGGACCTCATGAAGACCACCGAGACCAGAGATATCGGCGGGCTCACCTTCGCGGTGAGCCAGCTCCCCGCCAGGCGCGCCCTGGAGATGTTCGGGCGCCTCGGCAAGGCGCTGGGCCCCGCCGCCTTTGAGGCGATGGCCCGGGGCGCCAGCGTCGACCCGGACTCGAACGCGCTCGACCTGGCCGTCTCGATTGCCCCGGCGCTGGGGAGCATCTTCTCCCGGCTGCCCGAGGGCGAGCTGACGGCCATCACCGAGGCGCTGCTGGAGCCCGCGACCTGCAACGGGGTCGCCATCAAGCCCCAGCTGGACCTGCTCTTCCAGGGAAAGATTCTCCTGCTCCTGAAGGTCCTGGCGTTCGCCGTCGAGGTGAACTACCGCGATTTTTTCGACGCCGGCCGCGAACTGTCCGCGAAGCTGCGGACGGAGCCGGCCGCCGAGTCGACGGATTCCCCAACGTAGAAGAGGCCTGGCCCGTCTGGCGCCTGGTCGTGCACCGCATCGCCTCGCTCGAAGAGCTTGAGCGGCACTACTCACTGACCGACCTGGTCGACGCCAACGAGGCGCTCGACGCCCGGTGGGCCAGCGAGGCACCCCCCACATCGGAGACTCGATAGCCAATGGTCGTCAGGGAGATCTACGCCCGCCTCGGGATCAAGGTCGACAAGACCAAGACCGGTGAGGCGAAGAACTTCTTCACTGAGATGCACTCCAAGATGGAGCTGCTCCAGAAGGCCTTCGAGGTCGGCAAGTCGTTCCTGCAGGAGATGGTCGGCGAGACCCTCGACTACGCGAAGGAGATCAGCCGCGCTGCCGAGATGACGGGGTTGTCGACCGAGTCGATTCAGGGCCTGGCCGAGGCGGCAGGGGAGAGCCGGGTCGAGTTCGCGACCCTCCAGGAGGGCCTGCTGCGCCTCCAGAAGAACGGGTTCGGCAAGGCCGACGAGAAGCTCTGGGAGCTGGTCGACACGTTCGAGCGCGTCCAGGACCCCGCCGCGCGCGCGGCCTTGGCGACGCAGCACTTCGGCAAGTCCGGCCAGCAGATGATCCCGATGCTGTCGAAGGGCCGGGCAGCTCTCGAGGCGATGATTGCCGAGGGGCGCGAGTTCGGGAACGTGATGGGCCCCGAGAGCCTCCAGGCCGCCCTCGACCTGAGGGATGGACTGCAGGAGTGGAAGAACATCGTCGAGGGGCTCACTCGCTCGCTCAGCGGGCCGTTCATCAAGTCCGCGAGCAAGGCGCTCCGGGTGATGAGCGACTGGGTGAAGGAGAACCGGAAGTGGCTCGCCTCGAAGATCGAGTGGGGCCTGCAGAAGTTGACCGACGTCCTCCGGGCCGTCTGGAACGTCGGGCGGACGGCGCTCGAGGGATGGAAGCAACTCGTCGACGTCTTCGGGGCCGGCACCGTCGCCGCAGTCCTGCTCAGCGCCGCGGTGATGGCTGCGAGCCAGTCGACGATGTTCCTGGCCTTGAAGTGGATCGCTATCGGCGCGGTTATCGCCCTCGTCACCGAGGACATCGTCGCCTTCCTGCAGGGCCAGCCCTCGCTCATCGGCGCCGCCATCCAGGCGCTGGACGACTGGTTCACCAAGATGAGCCCGGAGAACGCCAAGTTCCTCGAGGACCACCCGATCCTCGCGTTCCTCGGCACCGTGCTCTGGACCATCACCCACATCACCAAGGCGTGGGAGACGTTCAGCGAGGCGATGGGCAAGACCGTGATCGGTCGGGCGGCCTACGCGGTCGGCAAGAAGCTGGGCGGCCGGGCCGTCCAGGCTCGCGACCCTGAGACGGGTCTGCCGCTCGACGCCCAGTCGGCCGACCAGCTCGCCGGCTACTACTCGGCCCAGAGGCAGGGCATCCCTGCCGAGCGTCCGGGCTGGCAGCAGGGCGTCGAGGGCGGCATCTACCGCGGCGTCCGGTCCGCCCAGAACGCGGCCCAGGCCGTCTTCGCGCCGCAGGTCGCCGTCACCGTGAACGCCCAGACCGGCGCGAGCCCAGACGAGATCGCGAACGCCGCGGCCAAGGCCGTCAACGAGCAGCTCGCCACCGCCAACCGGGCCGCCCGCGCTGCCCTCGTTCCGTCCCCGGCGGTGGAATAGGCCATGGCCGGATACCTTAGGTACTACCCGCAGGGCTCCGGGGCCCCCGAGCTGCTCACCTTCGACGTGGTCGAGTCGGAGGACGTCTCCCGCGAGGCCGACGTCACCGACCACCCCGTGGAGCAGGGCGCCGCGGTGTCGGACCACGTCAGGCAGCGGCCGGACGTCATCCGCATCACTGCCGACGTGAGCAACGCGCCGGCCGAGTCCCCGGCAACGACCTACCTGGCCAACGCGAAGCCCCCGAAGTTCGAGCTCGTCGACGCCACCAGCGACGCGCGCCCTGGGGACGACGCGCGAACCACACTCAACGAGATCCACGCTGCTGGCGAGGTCGTAGAGCTCTTCCTCGGCACCGAGGCCGACGGGCGGCTCTACCCGTCGATGGTGCTCCAGTCCCTGGGGTTTCATCGGGACCCGAAGCTGGGGGACAAGCTGCGCTTCACCGCGACCTTCAAGGAGATCCGGGTCGTGCAGAGCCAGGTGGTTGCCGCCCCGACGACGACGATCCCGCGCGCGCAGGGGACCACGAACCGCGGCAAGCAGCCGACCAAGCCGGCCTCTGAGGCTGACGCCGCGAAGTCGGGCTCGGTTCTCTACCAGTGGTTCGGGGCGGGCCTCTGACTTCTGACCTCTGACCATGGCCACCATCGAGATCCCAATCGCCCCCTCGGTAGCCGACCAGCGGCTGCAGGTGCAGCTCGAGCAGGAGACCTTCGGGCTGCGGGCGCGCTGGAACGAGCGGGTATCGACCTGGCTGCTCGACGTGAGCGACGACGTCGGCGTCGTGGTGGCCTCGGTTCCGATCGTCGTCGAGGCGCCGTTGCTCAGGCGCTACACCGACCGGCGCCTGCCGAAGGGCGAGCTGGTGCTCGTCGACACGACGGGGCAGGGCGCCGAGCCGGGGCTCGCTGACCTCGGGGCCCGGTGCCGGCTGCTCTACACCGAGAGCGGCACCGCCGAGGTCCCGGCGCGGTGACCGACCTCTTTCACCGCGTGGCCTCGGTCACCGTCGGGACGCTGAAGGTCACCGGCCTGCGCGTGCAGTTCAAGGTCACGAAAACGCTGCGCCCGGAGCCGAACACCGCCGAGATTTGCCTCACGAACCTGTCGGCGGACAGCCGCAAGCAGATGCAGACCGAGAACGTCGCGGTGGTGCTGGAGGCCGGCTACCAGGGACAGGACGGCCGCAGCACAGTGCAGCAGCTCTTCCTCGGCGACATGCGCGTCGGAGGGCACTCTCGGCAGGGCACCGACTGGGTCACGAAGCTGCACGCCGGCGACGGAGAGAAGGCCACGCGGACCGCGAGGATCTCCGAGAGCTTCGCCAAGGGGGCCCGAAAGTCATCCGTCGTCCGCCGCCTGCTCGACTCGATGAAGATCGACGTGAAGGACGCGGTCGCCAAGGTGGGAAGCGCGGGGTTCGCGGCCGGCGCCGAGCAGTTCGCGAAGGGCGTCAGCGTCGAAGGGTCCACCGCCAAGGAGCTGACGAAGATCCTGGGGTCTGCCGGATACAGCTGGAGCATCCAGGACGGCAAGGTCGAGATCCTCGGCGCCGCGGAGACCATCGGCTCGGCCATCTACCTCTCGCCGAGCACCGGCCTCGTCGGCTCTCCCGAGGTCGACTCCTCGAAGGGCTACGTGAAGGTCGTCTCGCTGCTGCAGCCGGAGCTGCGACCAGGCGCAGCAGTCGAACTGGAGTCCGAGACCTTCAAGGGCCGCTACCGGGTCGAGAAGGTGGAGTTCCGGGGCGACACGCACGGGGCCGAGTGGTTCAGCGAAGCGGAACTGGTGCCGGTGTGACCATGAGCGAGACCCGAACCCCTGAGCTCGCCGAGCTCGTTCAGAGCGCCATCGACTTCGCGCTGCGGGACGTGCCCGTAGCGATGCCCGGCCGCATTGAGAGCTTCGACGCGGAGAAGCAGACCGCCTCGGTGCAGCCCCTGGTCAAGCGGCGCGACTTCCTCGACGTCGGCGGCGTTGGCCAGGCGCGGGCGCTCCCGGTGATCAACGGGGTCCCGGTCATCTTCCCGGCGGCCGGGGGCTACCGGCTGACGTTCCCGCTGGCGAAGGGGGACACGGTGCTCCTCGTCTGGTCGCACCGGAGCCTGGACGTCTGGCAGGCCAACGGCGGCCTGGTGGACCCGGGGGACCTGCGGCACCACGACGTCTCGGACGCGGTGGCGCTGGTGGGCCTGCACGACAACGGGCACGCCCTGGCGGACTTCGCCACCGACGGCCTGGTGCTCGGGAAGGACGGCGGGCCGACGGTGAAGGTGACCGACTCGGCCATCACCGTGGACGCCGGGAGCGGGACGGTCACCCTGAAGGCCGGGACGGTGAACGTCGAGGGGACGACCGCGATCAATCTCGGCGGCACCGCGGCTGCTCTGGCGGTGGCGCTCATGGGCGACACCGCGGGGCCGTATCCGCTCGTCTGCAAGGGCGTGACGATCAAGGGGAAGCTCTAGATGGCCATCGGCGACATCAACGCGGGCGACTCGGACTGCACCACCGGGCTCTCGAAGCGCATCTATGACAACTGGAAGGCCGATTCCCGGGCTGGGTTCTCGCCCGACTTCGACACCAACGTCCCGGCGCAGGGCTCCGTCAAAAGCATCTGCTGGGCCATCGCCAAGGGCGTGGTCGACGAGATCAAGGCGCACGTCTGATGAACCGAGCATTCAAGACCTCGACCACCGGGGACCTCTCCATCGTCGGCGGGAAGGTCGAGCTCGTCTCGGGCCTGGAGAGCATCGCCCAGCACGCGGCGCAGCGCCTGCGGCTGTTCCGCGGCGAGTGGCCGTTCGACGTGGGGCGGGGCTTCCCGTTCCGCGAGGTGGTCTTCGTCAAGAAGCCGAACCTCCCGCTCATCAGGTCGGAGATCCGCAAGTGCCTGCTCGGCACCCCGGGCATCCGCTCCGTCACCGAGGTGACCATCACCCTGAACGCGCGCACCCGCGTCGCCACCGGGACCTACTCGGCCGTCACCGACCTCGGCCTGCTCGAGCGGCAGGCCATCACCCTCTGAGCCTGGGACCACCATGACCGTCTCGACCGACTACGGCGTCACCGACGCCGGCTTCCTGCTCAAGAGCCTGGAGGTCATCAAGCTCGAGTGGGAAGCCGCGATGCGCGCGGTCTTCGGCGCCGGGTTCAACCTGGAGCCCGAGACCCCCGAGGGTCAGTTCGTTGCCATCGCCGTCGAGCGCGAGGCCCTGCTCTGGGAGCAGCTCGAGGCGGTCTACCACGCCACCGGGAACCCTTCCGGCGCCGGGGGCGTGGCCCTCGACAACCAGGGCGCCCTCACCGGCGCACAGCGGCTCATCTCCACGCAGAGCGCCGTCGTTCTGACCTGCACCGGCACCCCGGGGACCGTCCTGGCGATCGGACGCGCGGCGAGCGTCGCAGTGGCTGGCGCCCGGTTCTCGACGACCGCGGCCGCCACCATCGCCGCGGTGGACGCATGGGCTGGCACGCACGCCTACGCGCTCGGCGCGCTGGTGACCAACGGCGGCAACGTCTACCAGTGCACCGACCTCGGCACCTCGGCCGGCTCTGGCGGCCCGACCGGCACCGACCGGGAGACCGAGGTCACCGACGGCGGCTGCAAGTGGCGATACCTGGGCGAGGGGACCGGGGCGGTCGACGTCGACGCGGTGTCGGACGACTACGGCCCCATCGCGGGCCCCGCCAGGTCCCTGACGGTCATCGAGAGCCCGGTGAGCGGCTGGGCTGACGTCTGCAACGTCCTGGACGCGGTCCCCGGCCGGGCGCCCCAGACGGACGCGGACTTCAGGATTCGGCGGGCGCAGCTCCTCCGCGCGCAGGGCCTCGCGGCGCCGGACTCCATCCGGGCAGCCGTGCTGCTCGTCGAGGACGTCCTGAGCTGCACGGTCTACGAGAACACCACCGACGAGACCGACGCGGACAGCCGGCCCCCTCACTCGGTCGAGGTGATGGTCGAGGGCGGGGCAGACGCCGACATCGCCGCGGCCGTCTGGGCGTCCAAGCCGGGCGGCATCGAGACCTACGGCACGACCACCACGACCACGCTCGACAGCAAGGGGACGTCGAGGACGGTCAAGTTCAGCCGGCCCATCGAGGTGCCGATCTACATCACCGTCCGCAGGACCGCCGACGTGCGGACCTACCCGTCCGACGGCGACGAGCAGATCCGGATCGCCGTGGTCGCCTGGGCGGCAACGCACTGGGGCATCGGGGACGACGTCGTCAGCTCGGCGCTGGTCGGCCCGGCCTTCGCGGTCGACGGGGTCGTCGACTGCCCGCTGCCGTACATCGGCACGGCCGCCAGCCCGTCGAGCACGGTGACCATCGCGGTGAACGACCGCAGCCGCGCCACCTTCGACAGCGCCCACGTCGTGGTCGAGGACCTGTAGATGCCCACCTCCCCCGCGCAGCTGCTCACGCACCAGGTCGACGCCGTCGCGCGCCTGGTGTCCCAGTACGTGGGCAAGGCGAACATGGAGGCCTTCGCTGGCGTCATCGGGCAGCGGGCCCAGAGCATCGAGGACGCGCTTTGGCTGCTGGTCTCCGAGCGGACCCTGGACGCAGCCGTCGGGCAGCAGCTCGACGACATCGGCGCCAAGGTCGGCGAGGCGCGCCAGGGCAAGGCGGACGCGGAGTACCGGGTGTTCGTCCGGGCGCGCATCCTCGTGAACCTGTCGAGCGGCACCGGGCCGCAGCTGCAGGCGCTCTTCGACCTGCTCTACACGGCCCTCGGCGACAACGTCGTCGACGTCGAGGAGTGGTTCCCGGCCTGTCTCTGGGTCCTGGCGCACGACGTCACCAGCTCGGCCGATGCGCAGGCCCTCGCGAACATCATGGCGACGGCGAGGGCCGGCGGGGTGCGCGGGCTCTTCACCTACTCGCTGGCTCTGGACGCTGCGACGCTGACCTGCGGCACGCCTCAGGCCGGTGACGACGGCGAAGACGACCCTCCGACGGGCCTTGCCGGACCGACCGTCCTCAGCGATGGGGGCGGCTACGAGGGCGGGACGGTCTTCACCGCCGAGGCCGGGACGGACCTGATCGCGCTGTTCTTCCCCACGACCGGCACCGTGCAGCTCCTCGACGAGACGACCGGCGCAGTGGCCGACCACACGTACACCGGGCGCACGTCCTCGGCCCTGACCGGGCTGTCCCCGGCCATCCCCGACGCCTGGACCGGCGTCATCTACGCATCCCTGCCCGGCGGCTCTCTCGCCGGCGTGAAGGAGGCCTGACGTGCCGATCTACGCCTCGAAGCCCTCGATCGTTCCGAGCTGGGCCACCGACCCGACCGCCGACAAGGTCGTCCCGCCTGCGGGCAAGAAGTCCCGCGGCTGGATCGCCGGGGAGCGCCCGCCCGCAGGGTTCATGAACTGGCTGCAGGCGCTGGGCGATAGCTGGCACCAGTACCTCAACGACTTCGAGAACAACGCGCACGACTGGTCGGTCGCCTTTCAGACCTTCGGCGCCGCGCTCATCGCCAACAACGCGCCGAAGGCGATGCTCCGCGCCCACCAGACCAGCGGGACGATCACGAAGGACAAGGCGACCAACATCGGCGTCGTGCAGCGCATCAACACCGGCCAGGTCGAGATCAACTTCTCCACGGCCTTCGCCGACGCCAACTACATCGTCGCGCTGACGGCCTCGACGGCCTCGGCGAGCATCGTCTACATCCACCGGAGCAGCCTCTCCGCGGCCGGCAAGGTCATCGTCGACATGCGCGACAAGGACGGCTCCTTCGTCGACATCACCTCGGTCAACTGGGACCTCGACCTGGTCGTCTTCCACTACTGACCTGACCGCCTGAGGCCCACCCATGAGCTTCGCCCTCCAGCCCATCGCTGACGCCACTGCGCGCGCGCTGCTCGCCCAGCTGCTCAAGCGGAACCTGCTCCCGGTCGCCACCGGGATCTCAGAGGTCATCGCCGCGTCGCCCCTGTCCGGCAACGGCTCCGTGGCGTCCCCGGTGGCCCTCACCGGCGCCGTGCCGAGGTCGCTGGGCGGTACCGGCGGGACGGCCACCCCGACGGCTGGCGGGGCCGCCTACGGCTCCGGTGGCACCGCGCTGGCGTACACCGCAGCCGGGACGGCTGGGCAGCTGCTGAAGAGCAACGGGGCCAACGCTCCGACCTGGATGACCCCGCCCGCGGCGCTGGTGGCCTCGGTGCTCGGCGCGGACCTGACCACCGACCTGGACACCGGGGTCCGAGTCTCCGACGACTGGGTTTGGCGGTGCTTGCGCTGGGACGTCCTGAGCCTGCACTTCCAGCTTGCGGTGCTGGGGACGGCCATCGCGGCCCCTCGATTCGGGCTGTTCACCGACATCGCCGGGGAGTGGGTCCCGGCGAACGGGCGGATCCGGACGCTGTCCTTCGTCGACAGCCTCACGGTCCCAGCGTGGGGCCACCTGTCCGTGGGCTCGCTAACTCCGGCGGTCACCGCCTCGGTGCCGACGACGATCACGATCTGGAACCTCGACGCGGTGCTGACGATGCCGGACGACGGCGAGGTCGAGCTCCGCGTCGCCAGCAGCGACAGCGGCGAAACCGTCCGGGTCCTCGCTGGCAGCTTCGCCGAGTCCAACCTGCTGCGCCCGTAGCCAGCGCCTGGAGCATCCATGCACGCCCTTGCCATCCTCGCCTTCGCGCTCGCCCAGGTGCCGGAGCCCAACCCGTTCCCGGGCACCCGCGACCTGGGCGCCACGTCCGCCCCCAGCGGCGTCCTCGACTGGAGCCGCTCCTGGAGCGCGGACTGGACCACGGGCACCAGCACGCCCGCGCCCGACGTGGAGTGCGAGAGCGCGGGCAGCGGCGGGGACTTGACGTGCTCGGTGGCCGCGACGAAGAGCGGCAACCCCACCACGGTCGGGGCTCCGGGGTGGCCGGCGAGGACGGCGGTGCTCGCTGATGGAACCAACGACTATTGGACGCTCGGCGACACCGCTCCCGCTGGCAGTTTCACCGCCTGCGCCGTTTTCCGCTCCGACCTCATCTCCGCGTCTACTCGCCAGATCGTCGGTAAGACCAACGCGACCAAGTACTCGTGGCGAATGTACACCTACAACGACGGCGTGACGGCAGAGGTGATTACACCGGAGGACGGGTCCGCCACGTCCTACGTCGTCACGGCTGGACTGTCCGCGCTGGCGTGGAATTCTTACTGCTTCTCGTACCTGTATGCGACCAGCGGGACATCCACGATCCGCACCAACCTGAATGGGGTCGCGGGTACGCCGAAGACCAACGCGATCGGTCCATGCGCGGCAGCCCCCGGGGTGCAGTTGGCAATCGGGGCAGACTCCGCTGGTGGGCAGGACTACACCGGAGGAATCGCTCTGGTGTCCTACTACAACGGCTGGGCCGCATCCGCCGCCGAGCTAGCCGCCCTGGTCGCATCGCAGCAAGCGCGCCTCGCGAGTAAGCCCCTCGGCGCTGCCGTGACCGTCACCAGCGGCGAGACCACCTGTGACTCGCGCGGCGACGGCAACCTGCACTCGCTGCCCGCCGGGTCGCTGTGCTGCGGCGCGGCGGGGTGCGAGATCTGGGGGGCGGCGCAGCACAGCAACGGAATCCCGTACTCCAGTGACGCGCGCTCTTGGTCGCAGCGCGCTGGGAATCCAGTCACCGTGACGTACGGCGCGACAGGTGGACCGCTTGGCACGGGCAGCAGTGCGCTCGTCGGGGTCGGGGCTGCGACGGTCGCAGACATCTACCTTCAGGCTGGCGGATTCACTGCCAACGGCGCCGTTGCGACGGGCCTATACCTCAAAAAGACGTCGGCCAGCGGGACTCTCACCATCGCCAGCGCAGAAGGCGTATCGAAAGGCCGCTGGTATGTGGACCTCGCCGCGCTCGGAGCCGGGTGGGAACTCATCAAGCCTGGACACGCGGCGGTGACGGTGAACACCGCGTTCGTAGCCTCCGCTGCCGGGTACGCAGGGCTGCAATTCGTTTCCGCGACAGGGACTCTCGACTTCGAGTTTTCGTTGGCGACGCAGCAGAACGGCGCGCTTCTCGGTCCCGTAGCCGCCACCGCAGGCACCCCGCTCGTCGGGGCTCCCGATGTGCCCACAAGGCCAGTGGCAGACGACGTTATCGACGCTCGCGGGTGTGCCGGGGCGCGGTTTACGTACCCCGCAGTACAGGAGGGCAATGCTCGCGTGCTTGGATTCGGCGGGGCTGGAACGCCGCTGTTTCTACAACTCCCCACGGCGCTGGCTATGTACGACGGGACGGCGGCGAGGACTCTCACTGTGCCGAGCATGGTCGGCCGACAGATCGAGGCGGCCACCTGTTGGTCCGGGACGACTGCCACGATCTACGACTTCACCGACAACCTGTCTGCGACGGTGGCTTACGACGGCGCATTCGTCCATGCGACCCGCGTTCTGACGATCGGTTCCGATGCCGGGAACGTCTCGTTCTTGAATTCCAAGGTCAAGACCGTCTGCCAAGGCAAGGACCTCGCGGCGATCCGCGCCTGCTTCCGGAGGCACCCGTGAACCCCAAGACCACCCTCCTCGGCATCGTCGCCGCCATCGGAGTCGCAGGCGCAGGCGTCGCGGTGACGCTGAAGGCGGGCGAGTGCCGCGACGTGCTGTGGACGCTGTACGTGGACCCGAGCGTCAGCGCCATCACCGTCACGGGTCCGGACGGGAAGCCGCAGACCACGAAGGCCGAGCCGGGCTGGACCAAAGGAGAAGCGCGCGTCTGCGAGGGGGAAGAGTCCCCGCTTCCCGAGGGCGCCACGGTCGTCTGGGAGAGTCCAGCCGCCTCGGCCAAGCCGCTGCTGGCCACGGGCAGCAAGGCCACGCTCACCGCCGCCGAGGTCGTCGGTGGATGCGCCTGCGGCCCCACGACGCAGCCCAAGGACACGCCTTGCATGGTCACTGAGACGGGCATGGACGGGAAGACCGTCACGCGCCCCAGCCGCCCCGGGGAGCATCTGGTGTCGGGCTGGAGTGGCGGGTGCATCAAGAAGGCTTGCTGGGAGACTGCCGCGCGCAAGCGGGCCGGGGACAGCGTGCCCGTCGAGTGCGGCGGGCTCCCGGCGGTGGTCGAGGCGGAGCCGAAGGGCATCGAGGCCAAGCAATGAGCGACACCACCCTGGCCGAGGCCTGGCCCTACCTCGTCGCGCGCTCGGAGCCCGGCGAGCAGATCGGAATGTGCAAGTGAGCCCCGCGTCCAAGGAAGAGATCCAGGCGGTGGTCGAGGAGACGCGCCGCCTGCACGACTCCGCGCCACCCCACCGCATCGTGGACGCCCAAGGCCGCGAGCCCGAGCAGCCAGTGGTGCTCACCGAGAAGATGCGCCTGAGCTGGCCGCTGGTGGCCGCGGTCATCGCGCTGACTGTGACGGTCGCCGGCAGCTTCGCCCGCGGGCAGGCCCTGGCGCAGCAGGTCGACGCCGCGGAGGCCAACGCGCGAGCAGTCGCCGCGGAGGTTCGCGCGCTGCAGCTCGACGCCGCCACCCGCGCCGCAGAGTCGCGCGCCATCGTCAAGGCAATCGAGAGCCTGGAGAAGAAGATCGACAAGCTGGCCGAGAAGGTGAAGTGAGGGAGGGGGACCCATGCCAACGTCACCTGTCGCCCGCTGGGAGCCCTACCCGCTGCGCCTCGCGTGCTCGCACGACTGCCGCTCGCAGCAGTGCCTAGGGCTGGTCCTCGCGCAGTTCGACGTCGAGAAGAACGCCCGCTATCGCCCCGAGGCGGACGGGCGCACGTGGTGCAACCTCTACGTCTGGGACGCCACCCGCGCGCTGGAGTGCGAGGTCCCGCACTGGGTCTCGACCACCGGGGCCCCGTGCCGCGTCGGAGCCGGCCGCGAGCTGTCCGCCGCAGGCGTGATCGGCTGGCTGCGCGTCTTCGGCGCCGAGCACGGCTGGCAGCTGCTCACCGACCCCAGCGAGGCCGCGGCGCACGCAGAGGCCGGCCGCCCCGTAGTGGTCACCTGGGAGGCCCCGGCGTCGCGGTCGTCTCACGTCGCCATGCTCATGCCCCCGGCTGACGGGGAGCTGCGCATCGCCCAGGCCGGCGCGCAGTGCCTCTTCGACGTGCCGCTGGCCCGCGGGTTCGGCGGCGTCCGCCCGCTCCAGTTCTGGTGGCACCAGTAGCCTTCACCCCGCCGCACCCCAAGGAGCAGTCCATGCGTACCCTCGTCGCCCTCGTCGTCCTTTCGCTGGCCGTCCCCGCCTTCGCCGCGGAGCCGGCCCCGCCCGACCCCGCCACGGTGCTGGCTCCCTCGGTCGCCGCGGCGCCGTCCATCTCCCTGACCGTCGAGCAGCTCCAGGCGCTGGTGGCCAACGCGCAGGCCGGCGTCCCCATGCAGCCCGTGAAGACCGCGGCCATCAGCCCGGACGGCATCCTGGGCGTCTCCTGGGCGACCCTCGCCGGGTGGCTCGGCGGGCTCGGGGCGCTGGTCTTCGGCCTGCTCAAGGGCGCGACCGCCCTCCGCGTGCGCCGGGTCCTGCAGGACGCCATCGCTGGAGCGTGGTGGGTGGCCGAGCGGAACTTCTCCGACCTGGACGGCACCGCCAAGGCCACCGCCGCCATGGGCGCCCTCTACGAGGCCCTGGCCGGCCAGAAGATCCCGCTGGACCCGGCGATCGGGGCCCAAGCCATGTCCACCTGGACCGCCATGTCCGCGAAGGCCGGGCTGGCCGCCCCCGTCATCCTGGCCCCCGCCGCCCAGCCGGTCCCCGCCGCGGACCTCGCCTCGGCACTGGCCCGGGCCGCCGTGGCCACGACCCCCGGCTCGGCCACCGACCTGGCCGACAAGGCCGCGCGGTGACCCTCAGGAAGCGCAACAGGAAGGCGCGCCTGGCGCGGGAGGCGGCAGACGCCGCCCTCTGCGCGAGCCTCCGGACTCCGCGCGTCGCTCCGGCGCTGATGCCGGAGGAGATGCAGCGCGCCGCCGAGTGGGCGCGCCAAATGTTCACGCCGGTCAAGGCCGAGGAGTGCCCATGCGACGATCCGGACTACGGTCTCTGAGCGCCCTCCTCCTGGCCCTGACCGTCGCCCTGGCGCCCGCCCTCGCGCGGGCCCAGGACGCCGGCACCCCCGAGCCCCCGGGCCGCGCCGTGGAGCTCCAGGCCTGTCCCCCGTACCCGGCAGACGCGGGGGAGTGCCCGCCCGTGCCCTACGCCGGGTCCCTGGTCGACCGGGAGCGGATGGGGGCCATCCTGGCCAAGCGGTGGGCGGCCGAGGCCGAGCGGGACGCGCTGCGCCTGTCCGAGCAGGACGCCCGGGCGGCGCGGGACCGCGCGGCTTCGGAGCGCGACCAGCGGGCCAGCTGGGGCGTGGTCCTGGGGGTCGGGGGAGGGGCTCTCGCGGTCGGGCTGGTCGCCGGCCTGGTGCTCGGGCTGGTCAGCTGGGGGAAGTAGGCTCAGCCGGCGTCGCCTGTTCCAGGTCTACACGTCGCCGAGGACCTCTCGACGAGTCGCCCTTAGCAGCTCTACACGTCGCCCGTGCCGTCGGCACGGGTCGCCGAAGTACTCGCGACGGTTCCAGCCTCGATGCGTGAGCGACACATCAGTTCGTTCCACGCACGACCGACGCCCCCTGTCCCCGGGAACAGGTCGTCCAGCGTGTCCCCGGGCTGGGCGCCGAGGAGCTGGAACATCCACACGCAGAACGCGATGGGCTTGCGGCCGGGGAGCGTGCCGCCGCTGCGGGCCGGCATGGCGCGGAGCCAATCGCGGATGCCAGGGGCCACCAGGCGCCCGGGCCAGACCAGCACAACCTCGCTGGTGCATTGGAGGCCGAGCGCCTTGCTGGACACGCCGATGGGCTTGCCCCACCAGCAGACCCGGGTTCCCTCGGGGGTCATCGGCAGGATGTGTCGCAAGGCCTTCGACGACGTGCTCAAGGCCCATCCGTCGTAGTTGGCCAGCCTACGGATAAGGGCCTGATGGTCGACCTCTCCGGCGAAGGTCGGCTCGTGGCGGTAGTACTTCGCCGACAGCCCGGGGTACGGGGGGTCCGCGTAGGCGAGGCGCAGCGGGCTTCCTGGAACCAGCGACGGCGCCAGAGGTCCTCGGCGACGGGTACGGTGGGCCCACTGGCGGCACTTCCGGGAGCAGAACTGGGCGTCGGCCCTGGCGTCGTCTCGGAGAGGGTTCGGGCACCAAGCGCAGGTCCGCACCTCGAGGGATGGGCGACACGTCGCCGAAGTACTTTCGACGTTCTGGCCACCTGGTGTGGGCGACGGCACTTGGTCCTCCGGGTTCATTGTGGTAGCAAAACGGTAGCAAAACCGCCCACCACCCAAGCCGTTCTAAGAGCGAAAAACAGCCATTTAATAGGAGGACTTTGAATCCTCATATCTTGGTTCGAATCCAAGTGCCCCAGAGCGTACTTACGAGGGAGAGGCG